TCTAAAGTCCAACGTGTTGGCCTTTAGAAACACAGGAGGATTTATGGCTGACTTAATTACCAAGTCTGAATATAAAGACTATTTGGGCATTACAACAACTAACAAAGATGATGAAATTGAGTTACTAATACCCAAGGTTAGTCAACTAATAAAAACCTACTGCCGCAGAACTTTTATAGATCACTTTGACGAAGAAAAGATTGAGTATTTTGACGGTGGTTTTAATAGGCTGCTATTAAAAGAATCACCGCTAGTTACTGTACTAAAAGTTAGTAAAAGCATAGATTACGGTCAAACCTATACAGATTTAGTAAAGTTTACAGACTGGATAGAGGACGGAGATAGTGTACGCGGCATTAATGATTACAAGTGGTTCCCAGAAGTAATTCGTGGATATAAAGTAAATTATTTTGGTGGCTATGAGTTTGTACCAGAGGATCTTAAATTAGCGGCACTTGATTTAGTAGAATACTATAGTAAGAATAATAGTGCAGTACATGTAAACCGTGATGTTACACCAAATGTAACACAAATACAATATGTAGCTAGTACAAATTTTCCAGCGCATATTAAGCGTGTACTAGACCAATATGTAGCGGACTATGCATAATGACCGCAGAAGCTTTTAGACATGCTGTTAAAAATAATAGAGCACTAAAAGAATGGTTTTATGACGAAAAAAATTCTAGGGGCATACTACACCAAACCCGTGCTAGCAGCAAAGATTTTATAGATGCTAGCCGAGTAGATTTTATTCTTACCAAAGAACAGCTGGTTACAGTGGTTGGAAACGAAACTACGGCTGACGCCATATTTGCAACGGTGCAAGCAGATACTAGTGATCCTACAATAGAGTATCAACTCGGTCGCGGCCAAGAAACTATAATATTTCGTAATATAAACTTTCGAAATCTTAATAAAACCATTGCAAAATACCTAGAAAATATAGCTGAAGCTGCTGGTTTAGGTAAAGGCGTAGTGCAAGCCCAAGCTATTGAAGCTGAGCGCAGTTTGCAAAACTATGATAAGGGTCATGTATATGGCTGGGCAAACACCCTAGTAGAGCGTACCAGAGAAAGTATCACAGAAAAGCTTAAAGATAGCAGAGTTCCCCCAGATCAGCTACAAAAAGAATTAGACGCACTAAATAGTTTTATAGATAGTTTACATAATTTACTAGAGCAGTATGACGAAGCTGCTAGTGGTATAACAGATATTACCGCTGACGTTTATGCTAAATATAGAAAAACCAGCACAAATTGGCTAATTACTTGGCACGGTGCTGCAGAGCAGCAGGCTGGTGGCGGCAAGGTTGGTACGGTTATAGGTAAAAGTAATAATGTAAATGTTCGCGGATTCTTAAAAAATGTTGTGCTAGGATCAAGCGATAAATTAGTAGAAGATGCTCTAACAGGTATGGTGAACAGTTTTGTAAAAGAAGGCATAGCCCAACAAGGTGCAGCCAATTTACTACAACTTAAAAGTTCTCCACCAATTTTAGACATGATTGTAGATGATTTAACAGCAGCACTAACAGGTAAACCTAAAAAGTTAAAGCCAGAATATACAGGCGATCTACCTAATTTAGCAAAATTACCTATTAGACGAGTACTTAACAAACAAGCCGCAAAAGCTAGTGTTAAAAAAGTACAAGCTGAACTAATGAATTTAAAAGGTAAAGTACGTAGAGCTAAAGCCAAAGTTAAACAAGCTGTACTGCCTTTTGCAGAAGCTAATTTACTAAGCCTAACTAACTTACTTAATTTAGGTTTAGCCGAACAGATTAGACAGAATATGGGCACAGGTGATAGACGTGATGTGCTGAACTATAGAACCGGTAGATTTGCAAATAGTGCTAACGTAGAAAGATTAACTATGAGCAAACAAGGTATGATAACTGCATTTTATACGTATATGAAAAACCCATATGCTACTTTTAGCGTAGGTGGCAAACAACAGTTTCCTAGAAGCCGCGACCCTAAACTGCTAATATCTAAATCAATTAGAGAACTAGCAGCACAGCAAGTTAGCAATCAACTAAGGGCCGTACAAGTATGAGCAAGAGAATAAGTATAGTAAAAGCCCTGGCAGAACGTTTTAAAACCATAGACGGTACTAGCCCGTACAATACCAACTTACAAGGCTTGTGTTTTCCCAAGCTAAAATTTTGGGATGAAGTCAATGACTTTCCCAGCGTGTACCTAAGTACTGGCACTGAAATGCGTGATTATTTGCCCGGAGACTTTGCCTGGGGCATGTTGCGCGTATGTGTAAAAGTTTATTGTAAAGGTGAAGATACAGCACAAGATCAGCTTGAACTGCTCTTAGAAGATTTAGAACGCTGTATTGATACTAGTCGTCAATTAATCTATGATACAACTAATGGTTATACAACAACAGAAATATTAATAGACTCAATAACTACAGACGAGGGTTTGCTAAACCCCTATGCGGTTGGTGAGATTAACTTACAAGTCCGTTACCAGATTATGTAAGCAACCGTGCTAGTTTGCTGATCACAGATAAATATCTCGTTAACGCAATGTGGCACCTAATAAAGAGGAAGTGAGATATGAGTTTTAATTTAATTCGTAACGCGCGCATGTTCTTTACAACCAATGTGGATGTAAACACAGGTGTTGTAAAAACTGATGGTTTTACTGCTACAAATACTAAAGAAATTCAGGTACTAGATGGCCTAAGCTTTAGTCAAGCTACAGGCAGCGAAACTGTAACTATTAATGAAGCAGGTACAGCTCCTATTCGTGGTCAGCGCAGCTTTAATACCAGCCTAGAACCAGTTGAGCTAAGTTTTAGCACCTATATTCGTCCATTTTTCCAGGAAGGTACTACTAGTGCTCCAGGATACGATGCCGATGACGTAGTAGACGCTGAAGAAGATGTTCTATGGAATGCCTTTGCTGCTGGTTATGTAGACGGTAGTGCTGAACTAATAGGTGGTGCTAGTGCCGCTTGGACAAAAACTGCAGGTGTAGTTGGCCCACCAGCTGTGGAACCATATAGCACACTAACTTTTGCTAATAGTGGTAAAAACCAAATGCAAAAATTTGGTGTTATTATTACACTAGATGCCAGTAGCTATATAATTGACAATTGTGTGTTAGATCAAGCTAGTATTGACTTTGGCCTAGACGCTATTGCTACTATTGCTTGGACAGCTCGCGGCAGCACACTACGTAGTGTAGATTTGTCAGCAAGTGCAGGTAGCGCAGGAATAGTTACTTTTAGTGGTAATTATTTAACAGGACCAAGTCCTGCTGTGTCAGTTACTCGTACAGGTGTTACGGTTGCAGCAGCTACTGATGTATTTACATTTACTGCGCATGGATTACGTAAAGGTATGCAGGTTACTGTAGCTAGTTCAACTGCTACTGGCTTATCTAATGGTACTTATTATGTTATTGAAGTATTAACTGCTAATACCTTTAAACTAAGTGATACTTTAAATGGTACAACTGTTGCTATTACCGCAGACGGTACTTGCGATGTTACATTTAATAGTGATTCAACAGCAGATGTTGCCAAGGCCAAGGTTACAACCGCACCATTCTTAGCTAATAAGTTAAGTGTTATTGAAATAACAGAGGGAATAGGTGCCACAGGCACAGCATATACACTAGCATTAACTGGTGGTAATATAACATTTAGTAATAATGTTACCTACTTAACACCTGCTAACCTAGGTACTGTTAATAAACCATTTACATATTTTACTGGTACTCGTGCAGTTAGTGGTAGTGTAAATTGCTACTTACGTACCGGAGGAAATCGTAGTGCTAAATTGTTAGCAGATATGCTAGTAGGTAGTGCTACAGACGTAGAACCAGATTTTCAAATTAAACTAAGTATTGGTGGAGCAGACACAGCAACTACAAATAGAGTAGTGCTAACATTGCCAGCCTGTGTACTAACAATTCCAGCTATTAATACTGAGCAGGTTGTTAGTTCAACAATTAACTTTACCGCACAAGGTTCTAGTGGTAGTGCATTTGCCATTGATCAAAATAACGAAGCTACTATTAAATATTACGCAGCTAATACAACTGTATAATAGTTTTACCAAACAGGGGGCAACCAGCCCCCTATAACAACCCACAAGGATTAATAACTAATGAGTCAACTGTCGTTAAAGAGCATGCTTGTTCCTAGCAAGGAAATTACTGTAGAATATCCTGGCATGCCCGGTTTTGAAATTAACGTAAGTTTTTTAAGTCGTGAGACACTACAAACTATTCGTAAAAAAGCAACAAAAACTACTTTTAAAAATCGTCAACCCGTTGAAGAACTAAACGATGACTTATTTTTAGAACTATATGTAAAAGGCAGTATTAAAGGCTGGCATGGCCTAAAGCTTAAGTACTTAGAACAACTAGCACCTGTTGATGTTAGTGATCAAGATCCAGAAAGTGAGCTAGAGTATACTGAGGAAAATGCCCTATACTTAATGAAAAGCTCTACAAATTTTGATAGCTTTATTAGCGAACAAGTAACAGATCTGGGAAACTTTTCCAAGAGCAAGTAGAGTTAATAGATAAACTATTAAACAACTACTTTCAAAACCGCGACGTGGCCATGACCAAGCAAGCATACTTTGAAGCATGCGAAATGCTAGGTGAAGAACCTGTTGACGACGAAATTCCAGTAGAGTTTGAGGATCTACCAGATGTAGTACAGCAAGCTCTAGAAGTTTATAGCTTTTTGCCTGATCGTTGGGAAGGTATGAGTGGTACCTTTTTAGGCAAAGACTACAGTATAGCATTTGAATTATTTGCTACCTATGAAATAGCACATAATAGTGACAAACAATTATTGTTGCGTATTATGAGTATTACTGATGGAATACGCAGCAGAATAATTGTAGACAAACAAAAACAACGAGAACAAAAGCCTTCCAAGTGAAGGCTTTTTTATTGCACAAAAAATTAAGTATTGATAAATTTTAGTGGTTATGTTATAATTAACGTAAACTAGAATTATTGCCAGCTATAAAAAATACTGGCAAATTAGCAAAAGGGTTATATATGGCCTCACAAGATATTAGTATTCGCTTAAAAATGGCTGCCAGTGGTGTAGATGAGCAGGTAAAAAATAGTGAACTTATTGCCGATAATTATGCTAAGGCTAATACCAGTGCACAAAAATTAGCTAGTGCTCCTAAAGCTAGAGCAGCTGCTATGACTGGCAGCCGCAGTAGCAGTGAAATGTTAGAGTATACAACTGCTGGCGGTATTACTGGTCGTGGTGGTGCTCAAGCTCGTGATTTTGCTAACCAAGCACAAGGACTTGGTGGCTTAGTTCGTCTATATGCTACGTTTGCTGCTAATATATTTGCAGTTAGTGCTGCATTTAATGTTTTACGAAATGCTATGGATACCACCAATATGATAGCCGGATTAAATGCACTAGGTGCAGAAAGCGGCAGATCATTAGGTAATGTAAGCAAGCAGCTAGCAGCAGCCACAGATGGTGCTATTAGTTTACGTGAGGCTATGACTGCAACTGCTATGGCTAGTAGTGCAGGCATGACCAATCAGCAAATACTTAGATTAGGTAATGTAGCCAAAACAGCTAGTTTAGCACTGGGTATTAGTATGCCAGATGCTATTAATCGTCTTACTCGTGGTATTGTTAAACTAGAACCAGAACTATTAGACGAACTTGGCATATTTACTAAAATAGAGCCAGCTACACAAGCATATGCACTACAGCTAGGTAAAACAGTTAGTCAGCTTACAGATTTTGAGCGTCGTCAAGGTTTTGCTAATGCTGTACTTAAGGAGGGCGAAGATAAGTTTCGCGCCCTAGGTGAAGCTGCAGTTAATCCATATGATAAATTATTAGCTGGATTAAAAGACGTAGCTTTTCAAGGCTTAGAGCTAATAAATCAAGTACTAACACCTATAGTAAAAATATTAGCAGAAAGTCCTGGAGCGCTAGGAGCAGGATTAGCTGCACTAATAGCTTTGTTACTTAAGCAAGCCATACCAGCAATAACACAAGTACGCGCTAGTATGGCTGCAAGTGCTGACGCTGCTCTTCAAGCTGCTAAAGGTAAGCAAGGTGATGTATTTAATGCACGTAAACAGCTTAATAGATTGATTGAGCGAGAAGTAGAAGCTAGTGCAGATAAAGAGCTAAAAATACTAGAGCAAAAAGAAGCTAGGGTTAACGAACTCAAGGCACAAGGCCATAAGTTTAGCAAGCAACTAACTGAAGCGCTGAAAAAAGATATTGTTGATCTAACAGAGCAAGATATTAAAGCAGCAAAAGCACAAGCACAAAGATTGCAGACCAGAGCCGCTAGAAGTACGGACGAGGGCTTTAAAGCTAGGGCTAAGGCTGAAATGGAAACTGTAACGGCACTAGAAGCCCACTATAGGGCAGAGCAAAATTTAACTGATGTTAAAGTTCGTAATCGTGAGGAAATAACTAAAACTGTACAAGCAACTAGACAATACCAATCATTACAAAAAGAAGTAACAAGCCTAGAAGAAGCAGCCACTAAAAAATCTATTGTTAGTAATATGGCATACAATACCTCATTAGTAGGAATAAGCAACGCCTGGAAACTAATGGGTGCAGAAATACAAGATAGTGGTTTAAAACTTGAGAAGTTTGATAAAGGTGTGCTGCTATTGCGTGGCGGCTTTGCAGGACTAGTAGGCATAGTTAGTACACTAGGTGCTGCAATTAATCGAGCATTTTTTGTTATTACATCAGTTATAGCTATAATAGAAGTATTAGACAGCTTTT